AGAAGTAGTGATTCCAGCCACTAGGCTTATCAGGCTTAGTGTACACCCAGTCAGGCTCACTAGCATAATCATACGGAGTATTAGGGTCAGCGTTGCTCATGCCGCTATTGTACCACACTCACCTGTGTAGGTCAATACTACACTTGTGTCCCGTGGGAAGGAATCGAACCTCCCTAGCCAACGGCAGCAGGTTTACAGCCTGCCTCTACTCCCAGGTAGTTCCACGGGTATGGCGGAGCGAGTGGGATTTGAACCCACGGAGGCTTTCACCTCGCTTGTTTTCAAGACAAGTACATTCGGCCGCTCTGTCACCGCTCCGATGCTAATGATAGCACACTTTATCGTGTGCGGTCAAGTCACAGATTGCGATACAAGCAACTATAGTTTCCACCTGTGGCCCACGGGCCGTTACCACAGACTTTACGCAAAGTAATAGCCGCATTAGCCCACTCAGAACTCAGAGTGTTTTGACGGGTACGCAGGCCGTGGAGAGCCATCAGCCAGCCGCCGTCACCGAAATAGCGTCCCCCGAAGTAACCTGCTCGGTTATGCACTGGGTTAAGTTGCACAACACCCGTGTCTCCAGAACTTTCATTTAAAGTATCTGTACCGCAACGAGTCTCCCTGTAGGCAATTCCACCGTCCACAAAAAATGCGGCAGAGTTTCCACTCGGATCGTAATAGTTAAACACTCGTCTGACTGACTCACAGTCGCCAGGAATGATCGAAGGGGGTCCAGAGGGGGCAGGAATCCTCTCAGCGGGCGCAGGCTGTTCAGGAGCCGTCTCAGGGGCCTGTGTGGCCGGAGGAGCCGTTACGGGCGGCTGTGTGGCCGGAGGAGCCGTCTCAGGGGGCGGTGTAACACGAGGAGGCGGGGGATTGACCCTGACCGCCGTCTCAGTAACCGTAGCCGGTCGATTGAGAATCCCTTCGTGCCACGGGTACGGTTCCGCTTCCACAGCAGCCGATCCCATAAACAGGGCGAGCACAAAAACACCTAGAAAAACCTTCATTGTTAACACCTCGTCGTCCGTATCTGGTTGATTAAAGAACTAACTTAGAATATTATACCATTTTTGTGGTGTTGTGGTAGCCAGTTGGGGTGCGACCCCTTACACCTCTAGAGGACTGGTAACTCCCCAGCCGTTGTATTTGTACGAATACAACAGATACATGCTAAGCCGTACAGCCTTCAGAGAAAAGACTGGCAAAGTCTTACGCTGTGAAATGCCATTCACACGCCTCAACGCCACCTCCCCACCCTAGAGTGGGGAACGCTCTGAGCTTAAGTTCTATTTAAACGTCGCTCAGACGACGGAAGGATCAGCGAACGGACGAGACCACCTCGCCCCACGCCATACCCTTGTTCGCACGAGTGTTCGCCTCACGAACCCAAGCGGTAGCCGCAGGATTCAAGAAACGGTCGTACTTCCGGCTACCCTGAAGAGACTTGATCTCACGGGGTGAAAGACCGGCAGTGTGAAGAGTGTTGCCAATCAGGCCACGAGGATGACGATAAGTCACCATCTTCGATGAACGATTCCGGGAAGACGGGGAACGATCCGCCACCTCGGTTGCTGCCTGAATAATTGCCTTCTTAGTAATCAACTTGATCTCCTTTTGTTTGTCGTTGTTGATACTGGCTAGTATAGTAGCCTCGGCGCAGTCTGTCAAGACCAAACTTTTTAAATCAACACCTTACTTAACTTCAGGTGATCCAAAAACTTGTCGCAGCTTTCCCTCGGCATCCTCGCCACGCTCTTTTTTCTTAACCTCAGCAGGAGCCACTACCTCTTTAGACAAGCAGTCAGCCGGGGGGCGGTCTCCCATCATCTCAGGCGGCAGATCATCCCACAGGTCAGGCATCAGGCGTCCTTTGTCTCCACCCAGATGTACGCACCCAGTTCTTTCTCTAACATCCCAAGCGGCCTCCCGCCTACCAAGCTGTACTCTGCTTTACCGTCCACAAAGACCATCAAAGTAGGGATGCTGGTAATGTCGAACCGCTCCATGAGCAACGGTGCTTTCTCCGCTTCAACTTTAATGACCTGAATCTCATCTGCATACTTTGCGGCAAACTCATCCAGAACAGGTGCCATAGCCTTACACGGTCCACACCATTCAGCCCAGAAATCTACAAGCACCGGCTTTGCCGACGTGGATACCATGTGCTCAAACTGCTTCTCGTCTACTGGAACGGCAAATCCTTCTGCCACCACAACACGCTTTACTGATTCTTCGTCTCGTTTCATGGTACTACTCTACCACAAATTGTGTAGGCAAGCAATTGCACCAACCCACATATTTGACTAAAATATAGACATGTACGTCCAAGATAACTTCCTCACCGACCCAGACTTGATTCAAGCCATCAAAGAAGATGAGAGCTTCTTCCCTCCCCTCATGGACACCTTTGAGGACCGCAATAATATTGGGGACTCTCACGGCATGATGTACCACACCGAAGCGTCATCGTGTTTTGCGCCGTACATGTTTTGGGACGGCTGGTGGAACTCTCCTGCCGACACTCTAAAGAAGCAAGTAATTCAGGCTATCTGGGAAAACCCTGCGATAAGAAACTTTAGTTTAGACGACGTTATTGGATTTGAGTACTGGACAAGATCATGTGTACCCCCGCAGTACCTCGCACACCACGTCGATGAAGACACATTTCTTTACGCAAAGTATAAAAGATTCAACGCTCCGATTGCGGGAAGTGTGTGGTACGGATTCACTGAAGCGCCTGAAGGCGGAATGTTAGAAGTTCATAAAGCCAGCATTGAGGGCTTCCCTGACAATATCTTAGAGCAAGAATCAGTAGAAGCGTACCTGTCTCCTAAGGATGATCGAGAACGTATTGCATATGTGCCTAACAGAGTAGTATCGTTTGATGTAGGCAGGAGAATGCACGAAACTACACCGGTCCTATCAGGAATTCGTCAGGTGCTAGTTGTTAACGTGTGGCATAAGGATCGTCCACCGTTTGCGTTAGAGGCAGGGGAATTTTTCTATGAGAGTAAATGAACTTGATTACGGTGTTATCTACATTGAAGATGCGCTACCTAACGCTGCCGAGTTTATGCGTGTAATTGAAGAACACGACACTAACGCCGATTTGTATCCAGTTATCCCAGCGTGGGAAGAATGGTACGACGGCGGTCCAGTACGCACCGAAGACGGCTGGAAACAGATTGTAGAGCATACCCATGAAAGCCACAGAGGGCGAGCAAAGCATTTCGACTGGGACCTAAACGAAAATCAACACTGGCCCCGGAAACAAACAACTCCAGATTTTAGTAAAGCGCACAACCTAGCTGACAAGATAATCAACTTAATTGAACCAGACTACATTAAAGCTCTGGATGTTTGGGCAGGGATAACCGGCAACACGATGCCCGCCTATATTACACGCAACTACTGCTTACGAGAGTACAGAACTGGTGGCGCTATGGGCGCACACATTGACAAAAACATTGAAAATCCTATAAACACAATGGATTGGACTGCATTGCTTTACTTAAACGATGATTACGAAGGGGGCGACCTTTCCTTCCATGCCCGTTCACCGGAAGAATTAGACGCACTAGGCACGGACTACAATAAACACGCTGATTTTTTTCTGTCCCCTAAAGCCGGAAGTATCGTGATGTTACCGTGTACCGTAACGCACGCCGTTTCAGAAATAACAGCAGGTAATAAAGCCTATCTCTTTCTGTTTATGCACACCAAGACCAACATAACCAGCGGATTAGGTGAGCCATACTATCCCATAAACGACGCTATCGAAAGGCACCAAAAAGAAATGAACCACGGCAATGTCTGAGCACTTAGGAATGGGAATCGTCAGGATTGCAGACGCAGTATCCATTGATTCAAACATCTTCCCTACCATTGAGGCCCTAAGAGCCGAAGCCTTAGCGAAACACTACACATACATTTATGACGACGCCGGTAATGTGCTACACGCCACCAACTTAAGTGGACACCGCTTCACACCAGAAGAAATTGAAGCAAACTGTGTCAGGATAAATAACTTTAATGACCTTCAACACGAGTGGGAACAAAGCTATTTTAAAACCATAGAAACAGAAGTCTACAACGCACTGTTACAGTACGCCACAGAGTTTCCTATGATTGTTCCCTGCCTCTGGTGGAAAACAAAAGGACACGTACTTTCGTACAAGGCGGGATCGGCACTTGGACTACACGCTGACAATGACATCAACTACCAGCCCCACTACGAGCCAGACTTTCAACTAGGCGTCAAACACGTTTTGGCTGCGATTGCATACTTGAACGACGACTATGAAGGAGGCGACATTGTTTTCCCCTACGCCAACGTGACGTACTCGCCTAAGGCCGGAGACGTACTCCTGTTTCCCGCAAACTTTGTTTGTGCTCACGAAGTCAACCCAATTACCGCAGGCAACCGCTATGCGTACTTATCATACTTTGGACAAGGTTCATCTGCCCCGGAATATGGAGTCAACATAGTAGAGGACAGCAGTAACATTTACAGCGGTCAAGTCTGGATGCACGACTTTTTTGTAGACTACGAAGAATATGTTACAAATCATGAACTCAGTGGAGACTTACTTCTCCCTGTGCTAAGATCGTTCAACTCAAAAGGTACCCGAAAGGAACTTAGTAATGGATAAAAAATCACTAGTCAATATCCCCTTCTTCCAAGGACATCTTGATGACATCGACAACGAGTTAATCTCCCATCAAATCACACAGTACGGTGAACCCTGTGGCGATGAAGAGGAGCCGTGGGACGACCAAGACATTCTGTTACCCGACACCCCGGAGATAAACGAGCTACTAACTCGCATGACTCGTCTAGTTCAGTATGGCGCAGAAAACAATGACTTAATTCTGAAGAACCAGTGGGCACTAAACTTACAGCACGGGAAGAGTGTCGGACCTCACTCTCACCACGCCAACTTTCACATTCACCCCGAAGACTACTGGTCGGCAGTCTACTACCCTATAGCCGATGAGAAATCTGCCAAACTCATCCTATCAGCCACTTGGTGTAACACAGTACACAGAAACACACACGTACAGCCGCAATCGGGAATGTACGTTATTTTTCCGTCCTACGTCCTACACTGGACAGAACGCCAACAGTCACCGGAGACACGTCTTGTAATTGGCGCAAACTTTGATCCCGCAGAACCAAACATGAACGCAAATGTAGACTTCTCAATCTACGAACGGCGTCCTTCTGTTGACCCCGCCTGACTGTCAGCAATCAGATTGGGCATCCAAATCCTAGCGCCTTCTTGCCCGACAATCTCGTTGTTCGGGGTATCCACACCATAGCAGGCCATGCTTAAAAAGGCAACTCGTCTCCCTGACTCTACAGGATACACTTCATGCCTTCCGACATAACTGGAGGGGTAAATAGCGACCGACCCAGCTTCCGGCGTAAACGCATAATCTGCATGAGGGAAGTTAATTTCTCCGCCAGTATAATCCGTCCCACAGTTGTTTAGATAAAGATTAATGCTGGTACTGTTGTGCATCGAAACCTGATTAGGTGGAGATTCACCCCATTCAAACGGTACCTGATCGTCACAGTGGGGACCAATGTGCTGCCCTGCGTCGTACACCGCCACATGCCCCTTCGGTCGCCACCAAGCCGTTGTAGCCGCATCCGGGAAGATCGTGCAGTACTCTACAAGTGCCCGATACAGTGCATCCTCACACGAGTCCACAAAGTCTAAGTACTCCTGAGGAACTTCAGTTGCACGGCTAGCCCCACGAGTTTCCAAGAAGCGCTGTGGGGCCATCCCGATATCCTCAAGGCTAAACTTGAACCCTGTCTGATTAACGGCATGATCTTTCTCAAACTTAAAAGTCTGCTCCGACTCACCCGTAAGCCAACCACAATACTTCGCAAAAAAGTCAGGATCAACTTCCAATACGTTGCGGCAAATCACAACGCCCATACCAACATGCTCTGCTTGAATCATTACCCCTCCGAGTTTAACAAAGTAGTTCTGTATTGCTCTGAGCGCTCGTCATAGCCACGCTCTTCTAAAAAGGCCCGGTAATCTTCACGCAACGTGGGCATCCACACATTCGTACTGGATTCAGCCCCTTCAGGATTTACCAAAGGATCAATAACGTCTTCCCGGACAGCGGAATTAGGGGTACCCTGAGAGTACCAACCCAAATACGACATCCTACGCCCCTTCCCCACCGGGCAAACTTCGTGAGCCGCCACATAGTTAGAAGGGAAGAATATAATCGTGCCCGCCTCAGGGACAATAGGGTCGATATTTAAATAGTTGAAATTGTGGGCACCTTCTGTAAAGTTTCTAGCGTTCAACTCTGACTCAGGCACAGAAGAGTTTAGATATGTCACATTAGACACAACATTACGTAAAGCTAACTCCTGCGATGTCCGGTGAACTCCGTACACATACTCAGCACTGATATCTGAGTGTGATCCTAGATAAACACCGTCACCATAGGACACCACATGCCCCTTCACCTTCCACCAAACGCAATTGTACGCCAAAGGGTAACAAGTAAAATACTTAAGTAAACAAGCGTCTTTAGCATCTTCCAGCGCACGTAGCAAGTGTCTTACATCTTCTCGTGGGTTTAGGTGAAGAGAAGAACCACGGCGGGGCATAGACTCGTATGTGTCTAACCCAAACAGATATCCACTTTTGTTCTCGTAAGCAATCTCGCCCGTTTCAGGGTTGGTGACCTCTGTGTACATTCCGGCATACTCTTCGTCAACAAGCAGAGAAACCTCATCATAAAGTTTCTCCCACTCGCACGAAACGGCATTGCGGAAAACAACTACACCGCCGCCTAAATCTTCTGGCTCGGGATCATTGTACGAAACAAACATACACGTAGTCTACTGAAACAGAGAAGCACTGTCAATGGCTGGGTGGCTGCAAAAGTAGCCTAAAAACTTTCGCTCACTCTGCTTAAAGCCACCAGAAACAGCGTGTGACATCGTAAACAAATCGCTCACAAGCATATCCCCCACTTGCCAATTCCAAGTCAGTCTACGTTTAAGGTCCCGCATAATTTCTACTTGAATAGTATCAACATGCGCTTCAAGCTCATCTATCTCACTAGGTGAAGGATCACGCCCGTCAAAAGAAACTAGAGACACATACCCCTGACAGACTCTAATGACTTCTGCATCTTTAAACGGGTGGCGCTCAACTGCGTGACGTAAATTGATAGAAGCCCTATGACCCTTCCTGTCCACAATATCTTGGTCAGAAATCACACACTTCCGTAAGAACTTTACCACCTCTGCGGGCAAGTCCTCAACTAACTTAGAGTTATCTTTAAAGTATGTCGCCCCCACATCCGTCGAACAATCAAACTTAAGCATGTTCCAGAACCCTGCCACTGTAGAATTCTCTAATGATGCCTCAACATGCTCTAAATGCCAATTCACGGAAAGATCACTGCCGGTATGCTCTCCATAGTCAAACGTGTGCGAATGATCTTCAACATACCGGCGAAGACAAGACCGATCAAAGTCAGCAGTCCGTGGAACCCACCCGATCTCGTCACCTAACGCCACAATAATGTTTAACTGTTCTTCTTCGGTAGCGTGTAATCCACGCAACCCAAAAACCCCATCGTGTAGAAACTTATCGGCAAAGTATGCAGAATCGTTAATTACATCGCTGTAACAGCAATCAATTACATCAATCATGGCTCAATCGGCGCACCCTCCGTACCACAGTTAGCCGCCCCGTCAAGTTCTTCGGCCTCGTGAGTATCCCCGTACTGGGCCACACACCGCCCCTGATACACGGGATTGATCCCGATGTTCTGTTCCTCGCCCGTAGAAAAGCGAGAATAGTCAGACTTGCAGTACCGCTCATAATCATCGTAAATGTTATTCATCCACATTGCGGGACACCACTGAAAGCTGTCGTCTGGCTCTACGATATTGATGTTTCCTTCTTGGTGCGGAGAGCCTTGACCAAAGAAAGATAGATAAGTATAACGTACCCCAGCGTCCATTCGGCTTACCTGATGGGACGCCATGTAATTCGTTGGGAAAAATACGATGTCGCCTTTCTTGGGCTTGTACTCAATACCCAGATGAAAGAACTCTAGCATTCCGCCAGTAAAGTTTGTACCGTCTAACTCGTCTTCACTCTCAACAGAGTCGTTTAGATACACTAGGCATCCACAAGTCTGCCGTGCGGCCATCTGCCCACGAGGCATATAACGCACGCCCTCGGTTACTTTATAGTTTGTATCATTATCGCAGTGAGCGCCCAAGATACCTTCATCGGCATAACGAAGAATGTGCCCCCGATTTTTCCACCACACGCACCCAACAAGCAGCGGGAAGTAGTCGATATAACGCAGAAGCGCTTTGTAAATCGTGTCCTCCATGCCGTGAAAAAACTCACGTGGGACATCCGGCGTGTCTTTTGTTACAGGGTGAAGTAACCGAACGGGTGTTGCAGGAATATCTTCAGGCCGATATCTAAAACCATCTTCGTTGATGCCATACTTTTCCCCGTCCTCACCAACAATATACTCCCACCTGTTCTGATGAGATACCTCGGACTGTGCATCAATATACTTGAATACTTCTTCTGTATCTCCTGTAACGGCCTTTCTGAACACCATAACACCGCCGCCCAAGTCCTCTACCTCAAACTCACCAATTTCCTTGAGAGCAGCATCATCAATAACAGGTGTGTCGGGATGGGGGTCCCCACTACGCCAATCGTCGGGCTGAACATTGTCGTCGGTCATGTTACTTCTTTACTAAAATTTGGAACCCAATTGCATGAGGGATATGGTAGCTTGTAATGTCTGTGCGTTCATCAAGCGCCTCGTACAAGTCGTACAACGGCTCAATGTAGTAGTCAGGAGAGTAGAGACGCATCATTTCGTTCACGCCTGAAAGATACAGCGCCCCACCGGAATTTGTAATATCAACAATCTTCCCGATCAGCGCAGGATTAAGAGTAAGGTCAGGTGAGTGCATGTGAACGAAATCAAACTGTGGCTCTGTCATTGCTTCTAATTCGGCATACTCAATTACAGTGTAATCTCCAGTGAACTTGTATTCAGGGTGTGTGAGAACATGCGCCTCAAAAGCCTGTAAACAATCGTTATTTAAGAAAGTTAAAGCACACCCCCTTCTGTTTAAATCTGAAACAAAGTCAAAGTTTCTATCGGGTGACGCAACTAACGCCGAAGTCGGTTTAATCAAATCGACAACCATCTGCGAGTAGATACCAGTGGAAATGTAAACCATCTCTTTCCAGCCCGCAACTTTGCCTGATAGCAAGTCCCACACATGCATATAAAAGTCGGTGCCGACCGCAATTGAACGACGGTCAAGATTCTTAGAGCGCCAGTCAGCGTTAACCGCCCGGACAATATCATCATGCACCGAAAAGAAATCGTAGTCAAGCTCCTGAGATGCGTTTTTGGAAAACTCGTAAGTCAGTGCGTTCGCAATTAAAAACTTATTACCTAGAATCTTATCCATTAACAATACTCTCCGCTAGCTGCCAGCGATGCCACAGTCGCCGCACATTCACCATCAATAACACGTTAATTTCCTTCAATGCATCGTTAGAAGCTAATGTGTGGCCCTGCTCTAAACGAATGAAAGGGAAGGTTGATTTAATACCAGCAACGATCTCATCAAACGAAGAAGACGAAATAGTTTCTGTATTCATGCCGAGAGAGTACATCACCGTAATTAACTCTCGCTCCACATGCGCCAAATCTGCTACAGCATTATAAGCCGGTGAACTTGCATTCCCAACCCTACTCATCGGCAAACTCGTCTAAGCTCTCAGCGGACAACGGTAAAGAAGTCCTTAACGGATCAGTGTCACCGGAGTAGAAATGACAAAGGAAGCCCTCGCCCGAAGGCACATTCCACGCAGTCGTGGACGAATCGAACTTTACAGGCTCTTCAGACACCCGAGAAGCGTCTGTCGGCTCTGGGCCTTGGTCAGACTCCCCAAAGGCGTTAATATCTACACCGTCTGCTGCGGCCTCTCGCTCCACGGAGCTATCAACGACGACATACTTCTTCATGATTCCAAGGCTTCCAAGTTGCCTACCATCGTCAAAAGCGAACGATACGCAGGGTAATCAGTGTCATTCTCGGACACCGGAATAACATAGCTTGACGTTAGTGTGCTCGGATCAATGTTCAGCATCATCGCCATAGACACAATGTTTTGATTTAAAAAATCCATTGCTTTTTCTTTAGCTTTTTGCCGCTGGGCATCGGAAACTGTTACAGCCATAGGTTTCTCACAATCTTCCTAAATCTTTCTCGATGTTCTTATATGATACACAATCAATGTATAGTTGCGCAAGTATCGGGCGAGGCTCTTCCATCAGATTCTTCGTTGCCGCCCAGAGCCTGAAAGACAAAGGCATGTCGGGGGTAACTTGATTCAGAGAACACTCCCCCGTTCTCACATATTGTGCCACCTGCATATCGGGAAGAGCCATCAAATCCCGAACAATTTCGTTAGAATCCTCTTCGTCAACATGCAATTCAAAATACTCCAACACGTCACTTGCTAACTGAGCAACCGGCTCGGTGTTATCTGCGTACAGCAAAGCCCACTGCCACTCCAGTAAAAGTTTAAAGAACTCATGCAAAGAGCAGGCAGCAGTGTACGGATGAGTCATCTGTAACTTTTCAATAATTCCTGCACCCACATCAGAGTCAACTTGCGTATAAATGATATGAGCCAGCCCTTCGTGGTGTAACAGAGTTAAATGCTTTTCAATCATTCTCAGAAAATCAGAACCCGTGTGGTCCAGAACAGTAGACTTGTAGTCTTCTCTACCATATAACTCGTCTACGGTCATAGGCATATGCGTCTCTGTAGAAGAGCACAGCGCATTCATCCAATGATCGGGATGGTCGGTACGTGGCACCGACGCCCACAGCCTATAACCTCCTCTGAATCTAACTGGATCGCCATCATTAATGATGGGCATCATGCCCGGAATTGTATCAATTAAATCCTGAACATCTGGATACTCGTCAGGATCAATACCCTCCAGCCGCATAGACTGTTCTAAAAATGGACGAAGCCGACTCAACTTATCTTCAAGCGCAATTTTCTGCACACTGTTTCTTAAACGCATAAAAGTACCTTTCGCTACTACTATTATACCGTTTAGTAGTCCAGTACCTCGTCAATGCACTCTCGGATTGTCCAACTTTCACCAGTAGTTAGAGGAACGTCGTCTAGCGGATCGCTCTGCCAATTGAAACGAGTAATCATCTCACCGCTCCTGCTGACAACAAACTTTTCCCAACTGTGCGGAATACGGGCGACTGCACCACCCGACTTGTTCCAGCCTAAATATGCCGCCTCTGAAGTGTCGGCAGGAGACGCATCCTTAACACGGGTCACGTTACCCAGTAAAGCAGAGTACACTAGACTTCCGCCCTTACCGTTAACTTCAATTTTTTCAGACAGCGGAAAATTAACAAATGGATACGTCTGCTTTACCCACTCAGAAATCTCCTCGTTTTCACCAGGCTCCATCTGCCCGAACTGATTGCAGGGGAAGCCAACAACGCTAAACCCACGATCTTTAAACTCGTCATGAACTTTCTGTAACTGCCACAACTGGCGTGTCGTGCGTCCAAAAGACCAGAAGGTGCTGCACTGGGGAGTATACCCCAACTTTGACACAATGTTCACGACCAGCGTCACCTTACCATCAAATTGTTGCATGAAGTCTGCTTTGCCATCAATTGACTTCATCTGCACATCATAAACGCTCATTGGTCCCTCCATTTATATTTTTCGCTCCAAGCAGCATGTTGATCAATCCAAGGATGCGGATTGCTAGAAACTTGTCCGTCGATAGGGCACGAGAACATGATTTCGCCTGTGTCACTATCACCAATCTCAACAACCCCGGTCAACGTTTCATCACTAGGTGTACACTGTACTCTAACCAAGCAGCTAAATGGGACCTCAGTAAATGCAGATAAAACATAAGTCTCATTCATTTTGTTGAACGAAGTAAAATCTAAACTACCCTTAAGCATGTGGGCGCTCCCACAGTTATCTTCCGTGGGTAAATCCAACAAGAACTTCTCAATACCCAGAGGGGTGTGTACATTCATTGCGTATGCCATGATACCTCCGGCACTTCTGGTACGTCTAATTTCACGGACCCCTCGTAGCGTGGGCCAATCTGATTGCCTTGCTCGTCTAACCCTGTACGGATTCCGTTCATCCAAGTCCACGGCGCTTCCTGCATCTTCTTCATCTTGGCCTCGCTGTAGCGCATACGGCTTTCCATCAAATCGGGCTTATCCCATAAATTCTCAACATTACACTCAATAGCAGGCATAAGGTTTGTATCAAAAACGAAAAAGAATGCGAACGGCATACCCTTAGGAAACACAACCTCTTTACCTGGCTCCGTCAGTTTCCAAGCCGTTGGAACTTCATCCGGCCACCAGTCGCTAGGGATGATTGAAGACAGCGGGACAGCGCCCTCTACAAAATAGTTAGGGGACCCAGTTACCCACGTATGATAGCCCTCGTCAGTATTGAATGCCCAACCCAACGGAAAATCGACCATGCCTATCTTATTGCAGTCCGCAACCATACGGTTGTTGTACTCTCCGCCCGAGACAAGTGTGGGAACAGTGTCACCCCCATCCCACTTTACGACAACATCACACGGTAACAAAATTTCCCAACCGTTCACATTTGCCATAGACAAAGGCAAGCAGCGGTAAGCGTGTTTATTGTAAGTGTCGTCCATCCAGCCACGCATAAGCCGTGACTGTTGAATCTCCGGCGAACCTTGATGGGTACGCAAAAGAGTTAGTTTGCTCATTGTTTCCTCATCTGATCTTGTGTGTAGCCCTGATTGGCTTCCCAACTAGCAACAGCGTACTTGTGAATCTCATCGTAAATAATTTTGCGTAACTGCTCTTCATCAAAGGCGGCTACCTGTGTCGGGCTACTTTCAGGCTGTGTCTGACCGCCCTCAGGGAAGGCAGGCTGAGCAGGTTGCTCAGAAGACTGCCCGAAGTCTCGTGAGAACCCACCATGCTGATGTGAGTCATCGTTGTAGTCAAACATTGTTACCGCAGCGTATTTGAACCCTGATGTCACCGGCAGAGATGCATGAGCGTAGATGTACGTTGAAGGGAAAAATATTGAATCACCCGCTTCAGGCTTATACGAAATGTCCAGCAGCGGAAAGTGTAGCTCCCCACCCTCGTACCCGTCATTAAAGTACACAATGTTAGATACCGTACAAATGTAAGAAAATCCGTGGTCAGTATGCACTGCGAAGTGCTCCCCTGGCCCGTACCGAACAAAGTTGATTGCCTCCATGTAGCGCATAGTAATGTTGTACATGCTCTGATAGTGATTCAATCCAGACTTAATCCGGCCCGCAACATCTGTGTACACATTGTTGATCTCCGAAAATGAAGGCGGCGTATTAGGGATGTACTCCTCAGCCATCTTAAAGTCGGTACAATCCCGGTACTCAGGCATTTTTACGCCCTCACCCACTAACGACTCGTGCCACTTAAAGTAATCGTGTGAACTATCATCGAGCGCAGCATGTAAACGGTCAGGAACGTAGTCTACTCCATCTAAACAGTTTTTGTAAACAACAATCCCCAACTGTGGATTACCAATATATTCATAGTCAAACTCGGATGCTGCGCTATAGTTACCGTAACTCATGCTGTTATCGTATCAGACGTATCGGGTAGAGTCAAATCTTTCTAGGACATGCCAAAACGTAGTGATGTTTAATCGCTCACCAGACTGAATTTTAGCCACTTGATGCAGATACTTTTCGCTTGTTGGGAACGCAACCAGTGTCCCTGCTTTTGGAAAAATAAACAAATCTTGATTCGGCATAAAAAGATCACCACCAGTAAAATCGGTGCCGTGATCGTTAAAATACAGAAGCGTGGAAATGTCACGGGAGGGGTAGCCTCCGTAAGTTCCTAAGTTCAAGGCCGTATCTTGAAGGGTGTCAGCGTGAAGCTGTAACTCCCATCCGGGAAGCCCACTAACTAGCGAGGCTAGTTCTTCATGCCCGACCACACATGAATAGTAGTCTTCAATAAACTCTTTAACATTTGATCTTAAGTCTCCCATCAAGGGACTCAAGACATCGCTCTCACCCATCTGAACACACTTATCGTATAAGTGGTCTTCAATATCGTGACGAGGGAGCTTGGATATTTCTTCGGTAAACAGCGCAACAGTGTCAGGAGCTAAAAAATCAGGTACAACTACTACACCATCTCGCTCTTTCACCAGGCCCCCTCGTTATAGTTCTCCACAACAGTATAAAACGACGGCGTGGTCCAGCGTTCACCACTCGTTACCGTGCGGACCCCATGAAGATAGTTTCGATCACCTACGAACATTACTGCCAAACCTGGCTTTGGGGTAATTTCAATATCGTGGTCAGGGAAGTACAGTTCCCCACCAGTAAAATCGTCGTTGTAATAAATTAGAGAGTTGAGGTCATACGTGGGAAAAGGATTGGGGCTTCCGCAATTTAGCTCTTTGTCAGCGTGCGGCTGTTGCTCAATACCCTCAAACCATCGCATCAAAACAGGGTTACGTGATGACACTTTAACGTTGAAAAACTCCTGCACTTTACCGGCCATCTTTTCAATATATTTTTCAATAGTCTGGTACACCACAGGATTCTTTCGTCCTATAATCCCACCACTGCACATACGATCATTCCAATAGGCAGCATCATAAATGCATACACCGTTCTCGTCGTACTCCGTATCTTTACCGTTGTCCCATTCATCAATCGTGGGTAAGAAAGCCTGAACCAGACTTAGATCGTCAGGGTCAATAAAATTTTCAAACACAACGATGTTGTTAGAACTGTCACCAAAGTACCCTGAAGGGATAATTGAAACTTCTTCCATACCGTTATTCTAACGCACACTCCCGGCGAAGTCAATCCTTACTTGAACGCCGGGGGAAAGTACGGTGGGAAGTAAGGCGGGAAGAACGGTGGGAAGAACGGTGGGAAGAAGGGCGGGAAGAACGGGGGGAAGTAAGGCGGGAAGAAGGGCGGGAAGAACGGGGGGAAGTAAGGCGGGAAGAACGGTGGGAAAAAGGGCGGGAAGTAAGGCGGGAAGAACGGTGGGAAGAACGGCGGGAAGTAAGGCGGGAAGAACGGGGGAAAGAACGGCGGGAAGAACGGGGGGAAGAACGGCGGGAAGAACGGTGGGAAAAAGGGCGGAAAGAACGGGGGGAAGTAAGGTGGAGCCACAGGGGTGACCGTTACAGTATTCGACCAGTTTCCAACAATATGATCGTTTTCTAACCTACCTCGGATACTGTACTCAGTACCATTAGTCAAGCCAGAGAGAACCTTAGACGAAGACGTAGGAGAGTTTGTAATAGTTGTTGTTGAAGCGCTGCCACCCGCAGGGGTAACCTCCAACTTGATATAGTTGTCGTAACTTTCATCATAGTAGTCTGAACTGGAATCCGATGCGCCGAAGTTACCTACAGTATGTGCTGTCCAAGAAACAGTAGTACTAGCGTCATCACCAGTAGTAGCACTAATAGTGTTCAAAGTGGAGGGCTTTTTGACTGGAATGAAATCACCGATTTCTTCAGTCTCTGTAGTGCCGTCTTCCGCAATAGTGGACCGCATGAACGTGTAAGCAAAACCTGCCCTCACCTCATCTTGCGCAGAAGTGTGAGAGGTAACAACGTCAAACGTACAGTCCTGCTCTACCCCCTGCGCTACGTTAGCCGCACCCGCAGAAGTAGCGGAAGGGCCACCCTTGCCCGCAGTGTCAGAACCGGCAGGTCCAGTAGTGTTAGTCCAGGCCCGGATATCTGCTGTGTTGCCTTTACCTGTGTAGGACGCAGTAATACCAAACGTCACGTCGTTGGCAGTTGAGTTGCCAATGAGAGGCGTACCTCCGCCAGACTGCCCCGGAGATTTAGTTACAGTGCTCTCGGGCAGCTTACCGCCTTGCCCTACATCTTTGCCTACAGCCATACCTCTACACCTTAGTCAGAAAGGTCGCCAACAGCAACCCACGTATCTGTGCCTCTTTTTATTAGTGTAGCAGATGACCACTGGTCACGCAACTTAAGTCCTGGCGTCCCGTTAACAGTAACACCCGCCCCCGCAGTAAGCGTGGTCTGCCCAGCACCAGTCTGTAACACAGTAATTTGAGTGCCTATCGGAAAAGCAACTGAAGAGTTAGGCGGAACCGTCACAGTGTTAGCGCCGCCTGCACCTATTTCCACAAGCTTATCCTTGTCAACCAAGCTGAGTGTCCAACTTGAAGTCTGTGCGTTGGTCTTTAAGGTAGAGGACGCAAACTCACGCTGTGTAGAGCCATCGCCAACAATAATCTTGTCATTCGTGGCATCCCACGCAATGCGGCCCTCCGAAGAAGAGGCAGTAGTCGAAAGCAGCGAAACTGCAACAGCCGTACCAAGCGCTGAAGCCGACAGAACAGAAGTATTGTTGATGTAGAATGCTTTACCCGATGCAAGATCAATATGTTCTGATGAAGTCCACGAATCAGTAGCATTTACCCAGTTGAAAGTTTTATCCGTTGCGCCCTTAAGAGTGATACCACCACCGTCCGCAGTTGTGTCACTGGGACTGGCAACAGAACCTAGTTCAATGTTTTTGTCATCTACAGTAATCGTGGTAGAATTAATGGTCGATGTGGTGCCGTCAACTGTTAGGTTTCCCGAGACTGTCACATCACCAGCTACTGAAAGACCCACACCATTAATTAACTGTAGTTCGTCGGCCCTTTGTCTACTAACAATTGTGAAGGAGCCGCCACCCTTGATCGCTGTCTCAATCAACCCGTCTTCAGTGGTGTGTGTAGCATCAAGAATTTTACCAGTAACTTTAGCGTAAATTTCTGTTCCGCCGTTTGAGTTCTCACCGGAATACTGAATCTGTCCAAGATAGTCAGCGGCGGTAGGAGACGAAGAGTTGCGGTAAAGCTCAATAATGGGTCCGGCTGAAGAACCAGCGTCTGTTGAAGTTAACGTCAAATCTCCAGCAATCGTAGCATTATCGTCAATTGCAACGGTACCCCCAGCAGAATCAAGTGTGAGATTACCTGAAGACGTATCAATTTCATTATCCCCTGCAATACCAAACTGAAGATTACCTGAAGTTACGTCCCCGGTGATGTTTCCTGCCAGAGTCGTGGTAGTGAGAACACCCGTGCTAGGATTATACGACAAGCCCGTGTCGGTTTCTAACCCTTGACTGCCTGTCGCCCCATCTACAAAAGTTAAGTAAACTGTCTCATCAGTAGAGTTGTTTGCAGTAATTGTCATCTGATTCACCGACGTTGCAGTGTCTGCATTGCCTGTCAGATCGCCCGTTAAGTTAAACGCCGCATTGGAAACCGTTGCACCGTTAAGGTTTACTGTGCCTGAGAACGTAGATGTTCCAGAAGATGTGATATTTCCTGTCACGTCACCAGTAACATCACCGACAACACTACCCGTAAGTTGAGCGTCTGTGCCGTCAGTTCCGTTATCTAAAATCTTACTTGTTCCGTTGGATGCAAAAACATCTCCAGTTAAGTCCCCTGCGACATCACCCGTCACATCGCCAGTAACGTTGCCAGTAAGAGCACCAGTCACATCACCCGTCACGTTACCCGTCACGTTGCCAGTTACATCACCCGTCACATCGCCAGTCACGTTACCAGTAAGAGCACCAGTCACATCACCCGTCACATCGCCCGTCACGTTACCCGTAACGTTGCCAGTAAGGGCACCAGTCACATCACCAGTCACGTTGCCCGTGACATTACCCGTAAGGTTGCCGGTTGCATTACCAGTTAGATCGCCTGTCACGTCGCCCGTGACGTTGCCGGTCACGTTACCAGTCAGATTACCCGTCACAGAAGTAGTTCCAATAACTCCAGTACTCGGATTGTAAGTCAACCCCGTGTCGGTTTCGACACCCTGCGTACCCGTGTCACCGTCAACAAATGTGATATAAACTGTTTCATCAGTAGAGTTATTAGCAGTAACAGTCACACTTGTCGCAAGGGATGATGTGCCCGTAACATCACCGGTAACATCGCCAGTCACATCGCCAGTCACGTCGCCTGTGAGATTACCAGTCACATCGCCAGTCACACCGCCTGTGAGATTACCAGTCACGTTACCAGTCACGTTACCGCTAACATTACCAGTCAAATCGCCAGTGACATCACCAGTCAAACCGCCCGTAAACGCAGTAGACGTAACAGCCGACAAACCAGTCAAAGAAGCATCAAGGTTAATCGTGTTACCTGTCTTCGTCAAATTTGTTCCAGCAGTAACAGAACTGACACCCGAAAACTGTGTATACGTCAAAGAATCCGTACCGAGCGTATGCACCTCATTAGTACCACTACCCTCAGACGTAAGGATAAAACCCTGATTAGCGTTAGACGATCCGCCCAAAACCCACGTAGCATCACCAGCATAAAGACTTGAGTCATTATCGGTCGCACGAGTTAACACATACGCAGTTGAACCATCACCCTGAGTTGTGACCGCATAAATACCATTCTGAGCCGCAGCCGCCTGATTCTTAACAAGAACCCTATCACCCACCGTACCATTCACACCATCAACAGCGATACGTGCATTAGAGCCAGCCGTAAGCGTAGCCCCAACACCAGAAGAACCATTGTCATACGTGGGAGAATTAGGAAGCACAGCCGCAGTCGCTAAGTCTACAGCCTCGTTCCAACGCACACCAGTTTCAACAGTTGAGTCCACGTACTCTGTCGTCGCTATGGCACCAGAAGCGCTACTGACCACGATAGACCAGTATGTTCCGTTCCATTGCCATGTACGGTTGCTGACTGTGTGGGTGTCGTTTACGGATGGGGAATCAGGAAAATTGATAGCCATTAGTTATTCTCCAATACTTCAATACGAGCCACTAGGTCAGCCACACTTCTCTCAGCCCTACGACGAGCGTGAATAGCTGCCGCCGCTCGATCTCGCATCTCGTCTCTATCCTCTAACAGATGGGTTACCGTATTAATAAGTTCGGTTGTAATGACAGCGTAATCAATACCAAGGTGACCGCCGTGGGCGTCTCGTGAAACAGCCTTCGGATAGATTTCCTTAACTTCCTCAGCAATCAAGCCGGGACGGTCAACATGCCGCTCAATCAGCCAACATGGCTCTTCGTTAGTTCCCCCACACAGGTAGTCGTCGCACACGTGCAACTTCTTGATCATGTTGTCTTTTCCGTCACACTTGGCTTCAGTGCATTCGTCACGAGTTTCATGAAGCCCATCAGGGCATCCGTCCCACTCATACAGAGTTTCCTGAACGGCGTCATCAAAGATCACCGGACGCAACTTGCGTGCCTGCTTGAACGCCATTTTGCGGGGACCTGGTACAGCGTAGTCCAACACGCCACGCTCGTCCCTGCCGGTGCGAATACGCTCCTTCGTTTCGGCACTTGAACTGACCGTATAGAACGCCGCTTGATGTCCGGTCCACGCCGTGTTCTCATAGTTACGCCAAGTCATTACGTCGCCGCTACTCCAAAATACTCGGCCATGCACGTGACGATCAGTGCTGTACGTAGTCTGACAAAGAAAACCAGTCAGCCCGCCCGTCGCCTCGCTGGAAGAAGAACGGCTAACGATACGCAACCCTGCTTTCTTACCTGCGTCCGTGTAGCTGTCTACCTGTCCCTGATAGATCAGCGCCGAACCGTTTACGTTCGCCGCAGCGTCCAACGTCATAACCGTCGTACCGGAGTCTTGTAGCGACAAGTTTTCGTTGTATGACGACACCTTGCCTTCATCAACCCAAATTTCTTTGTTGATGTAGAACTTGCCACGGTCAGTTTCAAGGCGACCCCAAGTACTGTCCGCACCCAGCGTACACCAACCGGTGTTGAGCACCTTGATGCGGCCAGGGTAAAACTCGTGACGGACGGACCCGTCAGCAATCAACTTAAAGTAGTTAGTTGAGTCGTCGTAATCAATGTAGTCGTTTGCGCCCATGTAGATGTTGCCAGCAATGTAGGCATTCCGCCAAAAATCCGACGACGTACCAAGGTCGTAAGTGTTGGAAGCGGATGGTGCGAAGTGGCCTGTCAACGTCAGGCGGTCTGTGTCTCCTGGCTCCTGATACATCGTGACGTTCGGCCAGGCGATGCCCTCGCCCTCGTCGTTGATCGTCATCTGGTTGACGCCAGTAATGTTGTAGTTGTCGCCAGCGATGCCGTCGTTAGCTAACGTCAATCCGTCGATACCGTTTGCCGCCGTCAACTTGCCAACAGAGCGAACCGTACCGTTAACATCTAACGTGTACGACGGTGAACTATCACCAATTCCGACATTGCCAGACGAATTAACAATTAAGCGCCGAGAGCCATTAGTCATTATTGCAAAAGAATGAGACGAAGTTGACCCAACAGACAAGTATGGTTCTGAATCATTAGCGGTTAATGCAGCAATACGCCCACCAGTTGTACCAATTTTTATGGCTCCAGAAGTACCAGCGTCAATATGCAACAAATCGCTAGGCGACGTGGTGCCGATACCGACATTGCCAGAGGAGTCAATCGCTATCCGAGTGCTGTTGTTGTAGCCTCGCAACTGCAACTGGTTAGCAGAAGTATCAAAACCGATACCGCCACGAACAGCATCAACCTGATCGCCAAAATAGATAAACGGGTCGCTACTGTCCGTTGACTGGAAACGAATCTCAGGATTAGATGCACCCTTGATATCCAACTCTGCGCTAGGTGACGCTGTACCGATACCGACATTGCCAGAATCGTTGATACGCATACGCTCAACGCCGTCGCTCTTAAAGACGATATTCGTACCAGCCTGTTCATTGCTGAAGTCAGCATCAATAATCAATGATCCGACACTAGAAGATGCGGAAATCCGAGATTCTGCGTTCGTGTCCGTGTCAGTAAAGATCAAATACGGGTCTGCGTTGCTGATGTGTATGTCTCCGGCCACATCTAATTTGTAAGCAGGAGAGGTTGTACCGATACCGACATTGCCCGACGCATCAATAATCATCCGCTCCGAACCAGCAGTATCAAAACGAATCTTATCCTCATCCGAAGACTCCTCAACCTGAATCTTCGTATCTTCATCCAAATCCGTAATAAAAGGAGACGAAGGTGGCGATGCACCAACCTCAATCCAAAACGAATCATAATAAACAAATGTTTTGCCCGTGTCCGACTCGTACCAAATTTGACCAGTCGCCGGAGACGACGGAGGGGTCTCAGACACCGACGCATTCGCAGAAACATCAGACCAAGTTAACGTACCAGAACCATTAGTCGTAATAACCTGATCCGCAGAACCATCCGACGTAGGGAAAGTAAACTGGCCCGTAACAGCCAAAGACGTGGCAGTGAAAGCATCATCCGTCTTCAGAGTATCAGCGGTAGCCCTGTAAAGTGTTGTGTCGCCAGTGGCAGAACCAGAACCCCAAGTAATCTTACCGCCCGCATCAATATTGATACGATTCTGTGAATCACCATCTACATTAGCAGCCAGCGCCTGCGAAGAAGCAGAGCCTAAATCGTCAATAGTTATAGGAGTCTTGAATTTTCTTGCCACGGCCTCAACCGATCCTTAGAACAGTGTGCCCTCAAGCACATCAGTAGTACTACCCTTATTCTAGCACAAGAGGTGGGGCGGATTCTACAACCAGCCCCACCCCTTGTCGGGTAATCGCCTGCACGGCGGAGTAACTACTGATCCTCACTGTCGCATGGACCCGTAGCGCCACGGTTTGTTTTCCCGTGACATCTTATCAGCCAATAATAACGACCCGGAGAGCGTTAGTGTCGGGGGCTGAGGAGAACGTCAATGTGACCTCGTTAGCACTTGTACGGTCAACATCACAAATAACAGTTTCTTTAGTGGCGGCGTCGTAGACTTCGACAATTACATCCTCAGACCCGAGGCTGTGTGTCACGGCGATTGCAGCGTCGGAGTTATTTCCAATTGTCGCCGCATACCGGGTCATAAACCCTAGATTGGTTTTAGCTCCAGCCGCATCAGAAGCGCCCGTACCGCCGTGGGCAACAGCAACATCCGTAGCAGCCCACACACCTGTAGCAATGGTACCGAGAGAGGTCAACGAAGAAGTAACAACCGAAGAGTTTAGCTCCGTACCAGTGAGTGTACCCGCTGCCGCAGTTACAGTAATATTTGCTGTACCGTCAAAAGAAACACCGTTAATTGTGCGGGCAGTCTCTAGGGCAGTAGCGCTAGCTGCGTTGCCTGACGTATCCTGATTACCCGACGTATTGACGCCAGGCAGATCAATATTAGCTGTCCCATCAAACGATACACCGCCAATAGTGCGAGCAGTTTCCAGCGCCGTAGCCGTACCAGCGTTCCCAGTAATGTCACCCTCAATATTGGCGACAAGCGAAGCAATCGAATAGCCCGTACCGCCGATATCCACGGTACCGGTCGGAGCCGCCTGCGAATCCTTAAACAAACGGAACTTACCGTCTGAAGCGTCACGGAAAAGGCCAGCGTATAGGTCTTGTGAACCCGAGGTGTCGTAAAGGCCGTAAAAACCAATGTCCACCGAATCAGCAGCATCGTTACCACTAGCTAAAATGATAAGAGAGTCTTCAACAGAAAGGGTAGCAGTGTTAATAGTTGTCGTCGTACCGCTGACCGTCAGATCGCCAGATACCGTAAGATCATTGAAAGTTACATTGTCGCTAGTCCCTACAGCCTGACCAATCGCCACAGTAGGAGTCTGGCCTTCACCAGAAGTAACCGAAACAGATACACCGGTTCCAGCAACAAGATTCTGAACATAATCTCCGGTAGTATGCGTCCCAAGATCGACACTATTATTTGCCATCGCTGTAGTTAAAGTGATGTTACCTGTTCCATCAAAAGCTACGCCCGAGGCAGTAACATCACCAGAAAGTCCGATAGTGCGGGCCGTTTCAAGCGCAGTGGCCGTAGCCGCATTGCCTGAAGTGTCTTGATTGCCCGACGTGTTTACGCCTGGAAGGTCGATGTTCGCTGTGCCGTCAAACGAGACTCCGCCGAGGGTGCGAGCAGTTTCAAGAGCAGTCGCTGTATCTGCGTTACCCGTAACGTCACCTGTCAGATCAGCAGTAACAGAGTTGAACGTAACATCAGCAGTAGTGCCTACCGCCTGACCAATTGAAACCGTAAGTGAATCAGAAGAATCGTTAGCAGACGTGCTGACACCAGTGCCGCCAAGAATGCTCAGTGTGCCGCCATTAAGGGCAACACTAGCAGACGTGGTGTTGTCATCTGTGAACGCAAGGTTGGTTGAAATGGAGGCTGTGCTAACCGCAGTCAAGCGGCCTTGTGCATCCACGGTAAATGTAGGAATAGAAGTGGCAGAGCCATACGAGCCTGCCGAAACAGCAGTGTCCGCTAAGTTTACTGTAACCGTACCACTGGTACCGCCGCCAGACAACCCAGTGCCCGCAGTAACGCCAGAAATGTCACCTTCGTGAAGGTTAATCCACGAGGTACCGTCATAAATCTTTAGAGCGTTGTCGCCCGTATCAAAGTAAACTTGACCATCTTCAGGAGAACTAGGAGCAGTGCCAAGATTCTGAATCTTAGCGTTCTGCAACTCATTCTTATTTAGATCAAGATTAGTTAAGAATTTTTGAGCCATTGCCTCTCCAAACTTATGTTAGGTACGCTTTACCCGCAAATGCAGATTCAAACGAAACTGTCACACTGCTTGTACTATTATATGATACCGTACCAACCACCACTGTCCCCGCAGAATCTACAACAGTTACAGACGGGAAACCATCCAAAGTATGCGCAATTGACCAAGAACTAGCAGCAGACGCCTGTGTGAAAGTAAACCGTTTAGGGATCAACGGTAAAGGATCGTTCCCCCACGACGTTTCGCCCTTCGGTCCCCAAAGATTACCCGAAGAAGTGTCAATATAAAAAGCTCCTTCGTCACCTAAAGAGTCGGCAGGGGGAGAGGCAGCATAAAATAAGTTAGACGATGCACCAGCATCATTAATGAACGTAGATGCAACAACAGTAACTGCGTTAGCATCAGTTTCCGAAATGGTGATAGCATTAACGATGTCTTGGGCCGTGACAATGTTGCCCGCCGTATCTTCAACAGTTACAGTATAGTCTGCCATTTTTACTCCACACTAAACGTGCCCTTAATTAGCCTCACAATAGCAGGCTTGGAGCCAGTTGAATAAACCTCAAGGTCGTACACATGATCACCAAGTTCTAAGCCACTTGTTTCGCTAGCCGATAAACTTAATGTTATTTTAGCAGTTTCTGAGTCATGCTGAATCCTACCATTCGTGGTAGATAGTTCGATGAGAGCAGAATCTGATCTATATGACCTACGCACCTGCATACGTGATCCCCAGTACTGTAACGATGCCACAGCTAAATCTGGATTCTGTACAGTAATTGTGCCTGTAAAATCGGAACCCGGAGTGCAAAAAAAGTCAGCCCTAGCCGCAGTCATCAATCGCACCCCCGGCAATGTAATCATCCGCAGCCATAATCATGCCACGGGCCACCCACTCAGGCATGTTGTCTGACGTGACAACCATTAAGTGAGCAGTACCGTCTTCATCAATAACTTCGCCAGCAAAAATAAAATGACCTAAAATGCCGGTCTCGCCTCGGGAATCAAAAACGTTGGAAACTAACTCGTCCACCACTTCACTAGGGGTTCCGTGCTTTGTGGGAGATTTAGTTTCTTCTAAGGCGTCAGCAAGCAGACCTAGCAAATCATCTACTGACTCATCATCGCTACGCTCACTCCACGGCACAACATCTTCTGACATGTAACTCTCCTAATCATATAGTGAACGTAGCCTCAACAATTCTGCTTGCATATCAGCATTTTTTTGCTCTAAGACCGAAATCTCCTCTTGCAGATGATGGCTTATATACCTTAGCCGATTGTTTTCTTTTCTCTGTAATGCGTATTCTATACGACTTTGCTTCACTAAGTCTAGCCAGACAATATCTTGTGCAGCATCCATATCTAAGTTTAGCTTTTGAGTTTTTCGACGGTTTGAAAAAATAATTCCGCTAAACGTGACCGCCGAACCAACCAAAGCGGGCACAGTCATGTTTAAAAATTGTA